GGCTATCTATGTCAAGACTGGTCGCAGCAAGACCATGAACAGCATCCACCTCAAGCGGTGCGCCATTGACTTGAACTTTTTCAAAGACGGGAAGTTAACCTACGACATCCCGGCTCTCACGCCGGTTGGTGAGTATTGGCAGAGCCTTTCACCGAAGAACTCATGGGGCGGGTTCTGGAAGTCGTTTAAGGATGTGCCGCACTTCGAGCGACGACCGGCGACATAGGGCCATGCTTGCAGAACTCGCCGCAATCAACGCCGCTTATGCAGTAATTAAAAGCTTTGTAAGCAACGGGCGTGAGCTGTCGGAGTGTGGCGCGCAAATTGGTAGTTTCTTTAACAACAAAACAAAACTTGAAAAAAGGGTTCGTAGCGCACCGGCAGAGAAAAGAAACACGCTAGAAGAGTTTTTTGCACTTGAGCAAGTTCGTCTTAAAGAGAGGGAACTAAAGGACTTGATGCTAATTGCAGGTAGACCAGGGTTGTGGGACGACTGGTGCCGCTTTCAGAGTCAAGTCGCAAGGCAGGAGATTGACGATGCCATCAAAAGCGCAAAGGTACTCAAGAAAAAGCAGGACGATAAGGAAGAATTGACTTTGATCATGATGACTGTCTTTTTGATGCTTTTGGCAGTAAGCGTGATTGTCGGCTTGATCTACATCATCAGTTTGCGATGACAAACCTGGATAGCGGAGAGCTACATGAAAATAACGCTAGAACCACGGACCACGTATCTCGGAGTCATCGAGCCCGCCCATGCGATCGAAGTCCTCTGCGCGGCCTGCGGATATGACCTGGACGAAGCCGAACTCGAAGCCGACGCTTGTTCCGATTGTGGGCAGGTGTTGAATCTTCGACAACACGTGTCGATCCAGGTGACGACCGTGCCGGCGGCAGCAGGGGGGACGCTACGATGAAGCGCAAGGCAAAGGCCAAGAGCAGCGTAAACGCGTCAGGCAACTATACGAAGCCCGAGATGCGCAAGCGCCTGTTTAGTTCTATCAAGGCTGCGAACACCCAAGGCACGGGCGCAGGAAAATGGTCCGCGAGAAAAGCACAGCTTCTTGCCAAGCGTTATAAAGCCGCAGGCGGCGGGTATCGAGATTAACTATGCGTGCACCGCAACAGTCATTGAAGAACTGGACCTCCCAGAAGTGGCGGACTAAGTCAGGCAAGCCCTCGAGCAAGACGGGCGAGCGTTATCTGCCGGAAGCGGCCATCAAGGCGCTGTCCCCGCAGGAGTACGCGCGCACGACCGCTGCCAAGCGCAAGGGAAAGGCCAAGGGCAAGCAGTTCGTCAAGCAGCCCAAGTCGATCGCACGCAAAACGGCACAGTACAGGTGACATCATGGCGAGTGTGAAGAAGGACGCGATCGGGCAGGAGATCCGCAAGTCGTACGAGCGTGGCCAGAAGGGCTGCCCGGAGGCGACGGTGGATATCCATGTCAACCTAAAGAACCGCAACAACGCCATCAAGGAGTACGGCTACGGCCCCTTGAACCCGGAATCCGAGTCACGGGCGTTCTGGGACAAGAAGGCGCAGCTGTGGGAGACGACCGTCCGGGAGGCCAAGAAGGCACGCTGCGGCAACTGCGCGGCCTTCATCCAGACCCCGGAGATGCTTGCCTGCATTGAAAAGGGCATCCACGACTACAACGAGACGATGGATCACGAAAACTACGCCCCGGATGTTGTCGAAGCCGCTAACCTTGGCTATTGTGAGCTTTTTCACTTCAAGTGTGCGGGAGATCGGACGTGCGATGCGTGGCTCGTGGGCGGTCCAATCAAGTAGGATGCGCGTATGGCACTCCTTAGACTGTTTCTCAAACCCGGTGTAGACAAGCAAAACACCGAATACGGCGCGGAAGGTGGTTGGATCGACTCCGACTACATCCGTTTTCGCTATGGTTTGCCCGAAAAAGTCGGGGGATGGAACCAGTTTGGCGAGAATGTCGTCAACCTTGTTGGCGCACCGAGCGAAATCTTCACCTGGAACGACCTGGACGGTTCCCCCTACGTTGTCGTAGGCACCAACAAGAAGGTGTATGTCTATTACGGCGGCACCTGGGCGGATATCACGCCTATTCGGGATACGAATACGGGTGTGACCTTCGACACGACGAGCGGAAGCAACCTCGTTAGCGTCAATGACAGTGGCCATGGGGCCATCACGGGCGACTTTGTGACGATTTCGGCTACCACGGGCAACCCGGGGGGTATCCCCAACGCCACGATGAACGGCGAATACGAAATCATCACGGTTACAAGTGCCAACAAGTACGTCATTCAGGCGTCTGTCAACGCAACTTCCACGGTCTCAGCCACGGGCACCGCGACCGCGACCTATCAGATCAACACCGGCAGTGATGTCAGCTACGCCGACTTTGGCTGGGGCACGGGAACGTGGGGGTTGCTCACCTGGGGAACCGCACGGCCGCCGTCAGCGTCAATAGCACTCTTCTCGAGCGTCTGGCAGTTCGATACATTTGGCGAAAACCTGATTTTGCAGCTCGTTGATGGCGGCATCTACGAATGGCTGCCGAGCACGGGCATTGGTGTACGCGCAACGGCTATTTCTGGCGCGCCAACCAAGAGTAAGTACGCATTGGTATCGACGCCGGATCGACATCTGATCTGTTTCGGCACGGAAAGCACGATTGGTACGCCTTCGTCGCAGGATCCGATGTTTGTGCGCTTCTCCAATCAGGAAGACATCAACACTTTCGTCGCTACGGCCACGAACACCGCCGGCGGCCAGCGTCTGACAGACGGAAACTTCATTGTTTCGGCACTGCGTTCACGCGGGCAGATCCTGATCTGGACGGACACGGCGCTTCACGGCATGCAGTACCTTGGGCCGCCGTACACCTTCGGTTTCCAGCAGCTCGGTGCGAACTGCGGCCTGATTGGTCCGCATGCCTCGGCGGATGTAAACGGCGTGGCGTATTGGATGGCCAAGGACGCGTTCTTCGTGTTCGACGGTACGGTGAAAAAGCTCCCGTGCACCGTGCAGGACTATGTGTTTAAGGATTTGAACTTCACGCAAGCACAGAAAGTGCATGTCGGCATCAACACGCAGTTCAACGAAGTGACATGGTGGTACTGCACCGCGGACAACGACTACATCGACCGTTTTGTCACCTATAACTACCTCGAGCAGGTCTGGTCCGTGGGCACGATGCCTCGTACGGCCTGGGCGGACCTTGGCACCTATTCCAATCCGCTTGCGACCACCTTTGACCCGGACAGCACTGCTGCGACGATCAGCACGATCAATGGGCTCACGGCCGGCCGCTCACGGATCTTTAACCAGGAGAATGGCGCGAACGGAGATGGCCAACCGATCCTCGCGTATGTGAAGTCAGGGTACTTTGACATTGGCGATGGCGATCAGGTGCTCTTCATGAAGCGCTTTATCCCGGACTTCAAGAACCAGGAAGGCAATCTTACGGTTCGTTTGCTGTTGCGCTTGTACCCACAGGCCCCTGCGACACCGAGTTCGCTCGATCCGTATATCATCGAACCGAGTACGCAGAAGGTCGATACCCGCGCGCGCGGGCGCCAGGTTGCGTTGCAGATTGAGAGCAGCGACATCGACACCAGGTGGCGCTTTGGCACGATGCGAGTCGATATCCAACCTGATGGGTTGAGATGAGCAAGATCAACAACGTCCGTCTGCCAAACGCGGCCCAGCAGGGGTACAGCGCGGAGCAGTTTGATCAGCTCGTGCGATCGCTTGAGCAGGTTATTTTTCAGCTTAACAACACTTACACGCCGATTGTCACCGAGGACAAGGACACCGCGTACGCGTGGTATGGGGACGGTGGAGGGTTTATGGACACAAACGGACTGCCAGTTCCCATCTCAATTGGAGGGACCAACACGGATGCGTTTGGCAGGTTGCGTGTCAGCCAGCCCTACACGCTGTTTGACAGCCAGAACAGGTACGCCTCGGACAATCAGTTCGATACTTCAACTACGGGCACTGGTTCCCTGACATTCAACACCAACCAAGCAAGCAATACACTGGCTGTTACTGCTGGCGGAGTAGGGTCCGTGGTCCGTCAGACGTATCGCTCGTTCCCGTACCAGCCCGGCAAAGGCCTGCTGGTGCTGGCGACGTTCCTCATGGACAACGGAACATCTGCAAACCTGAATCAGAAGGTCGGCTACTTCAACACTGAAAACGGCGTGTTCTTTCAGCGTGCTGGTGGCATCAATTCATTCACCGTTCGCACCAAAACTTCTGGCACGGTAGACAACTCACGGACCGTGGCCCAGTCTGCGTGGAATGGGGACCGCCTGGATGGAACAGGGGCTAGTGGCATCACGCTTGACTTGACCCATCCGCAGATTCTTTGGATGGACTTTGAGTGGCTAGGCGTCGGCTCTGTGCGCTGTGGCTTCATCATTGACGGCCAGTACATTGTTTGCCACACCTTTGAGACCGCAAACGAGTATGGCACCACCGTCTACATGACAACTGCCATCTTGCCGGTGCGATATGAGATCACGACCACTACTGCAGCAGTTGCAGCCTCGTTGACGCAGATATGCTGCTCTGTAGTGTCGGAGGGCGGGTTTGAGCAGACGTCAATTGAACACGTTGCAAGACGGGTCAATGCGACATCTTCTTCAACGATTACGACTTCTTTTTACCCTATTGCCTCTATTCGCCTGGCGTCCACCGCCTTGGGCGCTGTTGTCATACCATCGGCAGTAAATTTTCTTCCGACAACCTCCGACAACTACGAGATTGCGCTGATTAAAAACGCGACCTTGACTGGTCCGTCATGGGCCGCAGTGTCCTCTGACGCAAACGTAGAGTACGACATCACGGCCTCCGCTATGACGGGTGGAACAATCTGCAGTAACACGTTTACCACCGGTAAATCGGGGCCAGTGCCATTAAACGCAGGGAATGCCTATAACTGGGACCTGCAGCTTGGAGCATCTTTGGCGGGTGTCAGTGACATATTTACGCTGGCAGCACGTGTTGTAACTACAGGCGGTGCAGGCAGCGGAGGCGGCGTAGGTGCCCTCTCTTTTTATGATTTGACCCAGTGAGGCATAGATGGCAAACAAATACCTTCGCAAGTATTCGGTCCCAGCGGCGGCAACAGCAACAGCGTTGTACACCGTCCCAGCGGCCAACTCTGCCGTGGTGCGATCCCTGCGCGTAACAAACGTCGGCGCAGGCGTGGCGTCGATCACCATCACCCACACGGGCACTGGGACAACCTACTATTTGCAGAAGGACAGGGCGCTGCCTGTTAACACGACTTTTGACGTTTTTAACGGCATTCCATGCGTTTTGGAGACGGGGGACGTGCTTACGATTACGTCAAGCATTGCCGGCGTCCATTTTTATCTGTCCTATTTAGAGATCGACCGATCGTAATAGGTGGACAACACTTGACAACTTACCCCATAATCCGAGTCACCTTCGCGTCCTTTCCCGGCGCGCGACCCCTTGTTGGGTCTTCGGCTCAAACTGGAAAGGACACCTATGGAAAATGAAGGCATCATGAGCTTGCCCGAAGGGCAGGCCATGCAAAACCAAGGGCCCGCAACCCCGCCGGTATACGTCTCCAGCGCGGACACCTACGATGCCGCGCTAACGGCGCTGGGGGCATCGAGCAACGATCCGGCGCAGGCCGAGGCCGTCCGCCAGGCGGTCAGGGAAAGCATCGACGAGCTCGATCTCAGCCCGACCGAGCTTAGTTCGTTACTCGAGCTCCTCGAGTACATGTCCCAGAAGCCTGACGAGTACCCGCAGATCCGCCAGCGGCTGATCGAAATGGGCCTGATGGACGATGATGACCTGCCGGAAGCCTACGATCCGGCGTATCTCGGCATGGCCATCATGGCCCTGAACGAGTACCAGGCTGCCGGAGTCCAAGGCGCCCAGGCCCCGATGGAGATGGCTCCGGTCGTCGAGGGCATGGCGCCCATGGCCATGGCCGAGGGTGGACTAGCCGACATGGCTAAGTACCTTGCCTCCAAGGGCCGTAATGGCGACTCGATCCTGGCCCATATCACGCCGTCCGAGGCGCGGCTGCTCAAGTCCATGGGCGGTTCGGGCACGATTAACCCGGAAACGGGGCTGCCTGAGTTCTTCTTGAAGAAGCTCTTCAAGGGCATCAAGAAGACGGTCAAGAAGCTCCTTAAGAACCCCATCGTCCGTATCATTGCGACGGTAGCCCTTGCTGCGGTCCTCGGCCCAGCAGCGGCGAGCGTAGTCGGAGCGGCAACGGGCACGGCGGCGGGCGTAGCCTTGTCGACGACCGCAGCCGCCGCCAGCACGGCATTAGCTTCGACGGCAGCGGGAGCTGCTGTGTCGGCGATGGCGGGCGAAAAGATCAACGCCAAGAGCCTCTTGATCAACGCCGCGACCAGTTACTTTGGTGCGGGCGGCACGGCGTTCGGCGTCAATCCGGTTTCGAGCATTGCCAAGTTTGCGGGCAATATCCCTGGGGTTACCGAGGGGGGTAAGCTTGCGCAGGGCATCGGCGCGGGCGTCACGAGCGCCGGCATCGGCAAACTCGCGGGCATGGGCACGCAGGAGGCCCTTGGGCTGGGCCTTCAGTCAGGCATCATGGCGGGCATGTCCTATAAGCCCCCGGGAGCTGACCAGCTTCAAGAGGTCAGTGTCACCGGGAAAAGAGTTCCCATGCGGACGCAAGCTGGGCAAGCCTACGACATGGTTCCAGGCGGGGCTGATACGCCCAATCCACAGGCGATGGAAGGGGTCGCTAGCGGACCATATGAAACAGCGCCCGCTCCGGGCGCGACCTCCGCGATTGAATATCGCCCTGCCAGAACGACATATGACATCGGGGGTCTTGATATCGAGGGCGCTGGTGCCAGTCCGAGGTTTGTTGCGTCGAGCCCGGCTATGCAGACTGCAACCGCAATGCCGACCACTGCGCCGACTACCGCTATGGGACGCGTGGGGAGTTACTTTAAATCCCTTGCCCCGGGTGGCGAGACGCCGACATACGACGCCTTTAAGAACGCGTTTCTTGTCAATCCAGATGCTAAAACCGCCCTTGGCAAATATGTCCCTGGCGTCGCCACGGCGCTCACCGTCACGGGCCTTGCCGGCGGATTTAAGGCAGGGAAGTCGGAGGAGAACCCACTCTTCGATCGTAACTACACGGGCGAAGACTACATCCGCGACAACCCGGAACTTTTCAAGAACGCAGTTCAGCCGACCACGCTCCAGCCGTACAATCCGGTTGTCGCAACGCCCTCTTATGGGCTCGGGCAGATCGGAGCAGGGGCCACGGCCCCCGGACCTTCGACTCCGTCGACGATTTCGACGCTGCCGCTCTCGCCGACACCGACATATATGCCGCCTCCGGGCGCGGTAACTAATATGCCGGGCGGAGTCCCGCAGCCGTACAATGTCTCGGGGCTTTATGGCGTGCCGCTTCTTTACGGTAACCCCGTACAGCAGCCAGGTCGTCCCCCCGGCTATGCGCAAGGTGGTGCGGTGAATAACGCGATTCGTGCTGCGGCGAGTAATCCTGTCACTGTTGCGCAGACCGAGGCGATGCTTTTTGCTGGCCCGCAAGCTGCGCAGCAGGCCGGAATGGCCGTACAGGCACTTAATCAGCGAGGGATCATGGGCGTACAAGGACTGCGCAACGGCGGCCAGCCGACGAAGTTCCCGCGTAAAACAGGGCCGATTAACGGCCCCGGCACGGGAACATCGGATTCAATCCCGGCGATGCTGTCGGACGGTGAGTTTGTGTTCACGGCCAAAGCCGTACGCAACGCGGGCCACGGCAGCCGTCGCAAAGGCGCGCGTCGGATGTATAAACTCATGAAGATGCTGGAAGGCGGCAAGGTAAAGGGTAAGTAATATGGCAACAGATACATCCGCCACGCAACAGATCGTCCGGGAAGCCCCGGAGATCGAAGCCTATAAGCTTGACCTTATGAAGCAGGCGAGGGACCTCGCCGCGCAGCAGGGGTTTGCTGATCAGCTTCCGGGCTATCAGGTCGCTGGGTTTTCTCCGGCTCAGATCGCCGCGATGCGTGCTGCGGAGCAGCAGGGCGTCGGCGCGTTCTCGCCGTATGTAACGGCCGCGAACCAGGGCCTCGCAGGGGCGATGACCACGACCCGTGAAGCGGGCGATATCCTCCGTGGCGCAGACACTCGTGGGCAGTTCACCGATGCCCAGGCCGCCATGCGTCAGGCGGGCGCTGCCGCTGCCGGTATGGGGGGCGGTATTGGCCAGATCAACACGGGCCTTGGCTACATGGATCTGGCCGGGCAGCGTGCGCTACAGGCAGATGTTACTGGCCGCCTGAATCCGGCCTATCAGGACATCGGCACTGGCGTTAATGCGCTAGCCACTGCGCAAAACATGGCCGCCCGTTCTTCGCAGGCGGACCTGACTCCGGCCACGGCTACTATGGCACAGGGCCTGGGTGGTCTTTCGGACGCGCAGCGCATGGCTGCGATGTCCGCCGGGGCGGACTTCTCGGGTTCGCAGCAGCTCTTGATGAACGCCGCACAGCGTGCGGCGGGGGCGGCGGGTGTGCCGCAGATGGCTGGGGCGCAAGGCGCTATCGGACAAGGGCTTGAGCGCGGGATCGGTGGGATTTCTGCCGGTACGCAAGGCTACGATCCGTCGCGCGCTCAGTCCTTCATGGATCCGTATCGTCAGCAAGTTATCGACGAGACGATGCGGCAAATCGAGCGCCAGGGTGCGATTGCGCAGCAGGGCGCTTCTGCCCAAGCCGTTCGTTCTGGGGCCTTCGGCAGCGAACGAGAAGGCGTGCAGCGCGCCGAATTGCAGCGCGGGTTGCTCGAGCAGAAGGCAGGCTCGATTGCAAACCTCCTCTCCCAGGGGTACTCGCAAGCGCAAGCCAATGCGATGGCGTCCTTTGAGCAACAGCAGCAGCGTGCCCTTCAAGGTGGCCAGGCAACAGGTCAGCTAGGCCTTCAGGCAGGCCAGGCCCTTGGCTCGCTCGAAGCGCAGCGTGCGGGGGCAGAACAAGCGGCTGCTGGCCAGATTGCCAATATCGGGCAGACCGCAGGGCAACAGGCGGCGCAACAGGCTCAACTCGGCCAAGGTGCCGCTGGCCTTTATGGCAACCTCTCGCAGCAGCAGATCGCTGCGGGGCAGGGCCTTGGGCAGTTGGGCGTGGAGCAGGCGCGTCTTGGTCAGTCCGCGGCCGGTCTTTACCAGCAGGCGGCACAGGGCTACGGCAATCTCGCCTCGCAGCAGGCGGCGATCGCGGGCCAAGAGTCTGGAATGCAGCAGAACATCTCGAATCTGCTCATGCAGCAAGGCGCGAATCGTACGGCTGCGGCGCAGGCACTTGCCGGCATCTACGGCCAGCAGTCGGGGCAGTTCCAAAACATTGCGCAGGGCGTGGGCGCACTCGCAGGCCAGCAGTTTGGAATCGGCCAGCAGATGGCGCAGGGTCTCGGACAGATTGGCCAGCAGTACGGCCAACAGGCCATCAATCAGCTCGGCATCGGCCAGGCGGCGCAGGGCATGCAGCAGTCGGATATCAACTTCCTCTACAACACCGGACAGGCGCAGCAGGCGTTCAACCAGCAGGGGCTCGATGCGCAGCGTGCGACGCAGATGCAGCGGCTTTACGCTCCGTACCAGCAGCTCGGGTTCCTCTCGGACATCTATCGCGGGGCACCGTCCACGCAGATGGCGACGACGGCGGTCAGCCAGCCTTCGGCGAGCCCGTTCCAACAGGCCGCAGGCATTGGCCTTGCGGGGTTGACGGCAGCGGCAGGCGCGTCAAGGGCCGGACTTTTCGGTTAAGGGATTGAGGCATACATGAAAAATGAAATGATGGACGTCGAGAACGTCGGAATCATGCAAGGGTTCCTCGACCAAATGGGCGAGGAAGAGGCCGAACTCGAAGAGGAGGAAGGCTCCGAAGAGGCATCCGCGGCACGCGTGCTTAACCGCCGCCCGGACTCGCCCGAAATCCTCATGAACAATCTTCGCGGCGATATGCGATCGGTCGATGCGCGCCGTGAGGAGCTCGCCGATCTCGTCGGTTACGAGGCCGCAGCCGAAACCCCTGACACTGTTCTCGCCATGCTCCAGCCCGTGCTCGCGCAGCAGGGCGGACTGGGCGCGTTGCCACAATCAAGTGACATGGCCCAAGGGCCACAAGCTCCGATGCCGCCGCCCTCGGGGGGAGATATGGGAGTTCCGCCTCCCGGGGCGCCACCCCTTCCTCCTGGTGGACCCCCGCCGCCTGCCGGCGGTGATATGGCCGCGCTTCTTGCTGCTGCCGGCCCTCCCCCCGGGGGCGGCATGGCGCCGGGCGGCCCGCCGCCCGAGGGGCCTCCCCCGGGCGCTGGCCCGATGATTGGGCCTGATGGACAGCCGATTCCGCCGGAAGGCATGCCGCCGATCCAGATGAACCAGGGTGGGCTTGTCCAGCGTTTTAGGGATGGGTCAACCCCGGAAGGCGTGACCCAGATGGATGAGGAAGACCTTCCCGAGGACCGCACTTCTGCGGCGAACTTGCTGTATTCGCCGGAGCTGGTGGATTTTGCGCAGAGGCAGGCGGCTCGCACGCTGGAACAGCAGCCCGTGGCCGTTCCGACACTGGAATCGGCCATGCAGGGCCGGTTGCCAGAGTACGAGCGCCTTTTGGGCTCGGATAAGTCGGCTTCGCAGTCTGGACTGCTTTTTGACATTGCGGGGGCTGCCCTTAACTTCGCTGCTAACCGCGGCCCGCGGGGCGAAGCCCTTCGTGGTTCGCCCATGGCGCGTCTTGCAGGCGCGTTCAGCAATCTGCCTGCGGCCGTGCAGAAGCGCGTTTCGGATATTGAGGACACGAAGCGTCAGTTGCGCCTCTTGGCGCTCCAGGCGGGCGAGAAGGATCGGGATGAGATCCAAAATCTCAACGCGAAGTTGATGACCGAGCAGCGTTCTATTCTTAACACCGTTTTGACGGCCGATGCCAGAGCACGCGCTGCGGCAAACAAGCCGACGCCTGCCACGGGCTCGCGTAGCCAGTGGGAAATGAATACCTTCCTCGAGCCAGGGCTCTTGGATCGTTTTGCCTCTGGTCAGACCACGCCCCAGGAAACCAACAGGGTCGCTGCGGCGATTAGCAGCTACATACAGCCTCGCTATCAGGCGGTTGTGGATCCGATCACAAGACAGCCAAGCGGGTTCCAGGAACTTCCTGGCAATAAACTCCCGAGCTTTGTAATGGAAGCGCAAAACCTACGTAACAAGGGCGGGGCGCCTGTAGGCACTACGATAACGCTACCGCGTGACGCGCCTGCGGTAACCCCGGCCCCCGAACGGGAGAATGTTCAGGCAGAAACTCCTGCTCCGCTGCTGAATGAGGGCGGGCGTAAGCCGACAGAAGCCGGTACTGCACGCCCAGCGGATCGTCCGGTCGACGAGCCAACATACTTGTCACGCGAAGAAGCCTTTGCTGCTCCCGTGTCACTATGGCGCGATCGCTCGAAGATTGCTGGTCCGTTTGCTTCCGTTTACGCAGGCATTTCGCAGATTCCGGGCCTTGGCGATCCAATGCGAGAAATCACACTTGCTCGTTCGCAAGCCAATCTCGTGACGGAAGAGGTCGTCGAGGCGTTCTTGAAGAGCGCACAAAACAGCGTCACCGAGCAGCGTATGCTGCAAGGCGTGTTGCAGTTGAAGCCGGCGCTTCTTAAGGATCCCGAAGCTTATGGCACGCAGCTTATTGCGTTGTCGACGCTGATCGATCAGGCACTTGCTGACAATCGTGCAAAGGCAGACACCTCCCCGGGCACTGTTGGATCCACTTTGGCTCCAGACCAAGTGGCCGACGCGCGTAAAAAAGTCAAAGTGCTTGAACGCGTAAAATCCAATCTTGGCCTGCCGCCGGCCGTCTACAGTGAGGAAGAAATTGCTAGACTTCCACCTGATACAGAGGTCCTGTGGATGGGTGTGACTCCGGCAAGAACTAGGAACCGATAAGCATGGCAACGCCTGGCAGTTTTCGTTTTGAGGATATGTCGCCGGAAGATGTATCTGCTGTGCGTGGATACATGTCCAGCCTGGGCCTTGATCCGCAGTTCGCGATGAATGCGGAGACTTTCAACAACCTCCCCGAAGACAGGAGGCAGGCATTGTTCTCCCGACTCGGAGACATTCGGCTAGCTTCTGCCCCTCCTCCCGAGTCATCGGGTATCTCTGAAATTACGATAGGCGACCGCGTTATTCGTTTTGATGGACGAGAGGGGGATCAGGCTGCACCGACCACGGACCAAGGGCCTTCAGTTCTTGATACTGTGGAAGCGGCCCTTATCTCGCCTCGTATTGTAGCGATGGGGGCCTTAGCCCCCTCTCCAGAATTGCCCCCGAGTCTGGTTCCAATCACTGAGCCAGGCGTTGACTCACTGATGGGCGTGATCAGGGATCCGCTCCGGGAGGATGTGCCGCCACTGCCCTCTTCTTTGGTTTCCATTGCTCCCACTGTTGGCGAAAAAGCGGGTCAGGTCGGCCTTGGCGTGGCTGAAGGTGCAGTGCGCTACGGCACTCCTGCTGCCGCGGCTGCGTTGGCATTTACAAAGACGCTACCTATCGCTGCGGCGGCGCCCGGGGCGCAAGTGATTCCTCTTGTTGCTGCCGCAGGCGCGTATGGGGTCAGCTATGCGCTTGGCGATACGCTTGCAGATTTCTTCCCTGCCCCGCCGCGCGAAGATCTCGTCCCATATCGCGAAGGCGCGATCACGGCAGGCGGCCTCCTGGCCTCCACTCCGACCACGCTACTGATGACGGCACCGTCGGCCCTCGGTATTGCAAATGGCCCAGGCTCGCGCATCTACAAGATCATCGATTACTCAGTCCAGCTCGCTCGTCGCAACCCAAAACGCTACCTTGGCACAGAAGCACTGATCGCGGGCACAGTAGGCACAGCAGGCGGTGCCGCCGAAGCGTTTTTTCCGGGGGATGCGGGCGTTCGCTTCGGCTCTGAGTTTTTCGCAAGTGTGTTCACTCCCACGCGGTTTCTTTTTAAAAGCGCTACAATCGGCTACGATGTCGTTAAAAACCTGATCTCGCAGAAGTTTAGTGATTCTGCGGTAGATACAGCGCGTGCCAATCGTCTCTACAGCATTCTTGACAATACGCTGAAGGAATCAGCACCCATCAAGGAGCTTGAGGAACTCGGCACCCCTGATGCGCTTGCGCAGGCTCAGGTTTTGCGCGAGCGCTACTACAAGAACCTCATTCGTCAGCTTGAGGCAGACTTCCCGCCTGACGCACGACCGACCGCGGCTCAAGCGACAGGTGATCCGGGGCTTGCTCTTCTCGAAGAGAGCCTTGCCCGTGGCGATGCGTCGTTCCGTGCCAAGAGCACCGATCAGGCAAGATCCGCGCTGCGCGCGCAACAGGCCCTGATCGGGGCGCTTAGTAACATCGGTAGTCCCGTGGCCTTGCGCACGGCTGCGGAAATGCAGTCACAGCTTTACGACTCGATGGTTCTCGGTCGTATTGGCATAGCCGAACGCACTGCGGCGAATGCGGTGTCCCGTATCTCACGGGATACGCCTGCCAATCGTCAGTTGATTGGTCAAACAATCAAGAACAATGTCGAAGAAGCGCTAAACGAAGCGCGTGACTACGAAAAGCTCTTGTGGCGACAGGCCTATCAGCAGAGCACTAAGGTGCAGAAGGGCCAGATCGTACCGCGCCAGGTTTTGCCGAAGAAGACCCTGACCTCATTCCTTGATGTTGCCTCGAACATGACCCCGGAGCGTTATCTGGCGCTGCCTGCCGAATTGCGTTCGATCATGGGACGGCTTGGTGTCAATGAGACGGCCATTGCCTCATATAAGCGCGGCATGCGTACTCCAGAGTACTTGGAGACAGGCCGTGTGCCGGATGAGTACTTGATCGGCGGGGTCCGTCGCGGTCGCGGTGGCAAGCCTATTTATCAGCCGCTTGGAAACAAGACGGATGTCGACGAGTTAATCCGTATTCGTAGTGATCTTCTCGGGTGGGCCAGGGACTCTGCTTCGAGCAAGAACCAGCGCTCTCCGACGGACGCTCGCATGTACGGCATGCTGGCGGAGTCGATCCTCGATGACTTCTCGCAGCTCAATACGACAGCCTACGATCGCGCCCGTCAGTTTTCTAAGTCACTTAACGACAACTTCACCCGCAGCTATGCGCGCGATATCACGGCGGTGACCAAGGCCGGTGCGGAGCGTATCCCGCCTGAGCTGTTGGTCAGTCGCATGTTCGGTCGCGACAGTGACCTGACCTACGCTCGCATGGAACAGGTAGAAGACGCCGTGGGCTTCTTCTCACAGCAGTTTGATGCGCTCACCCAGCAGCTCGCACAGCTTCGTGCGGCAAAGGCTCCTGCTCGACAGATCGGCATTGTCCAGCAGCAGCTTGATGCAGTCCGCCCGATGGCAGAGCTTTCACAAAAGCGCGTTGTCTCTGTCACCGATGCGATGGATCGCGTGCTTCGTCTTGCGATGACGGATCCGACGATCGTCAACCCACAAACCGGCCGCGTAAACGCTCAAGCGCTTGCTAACTGGATGGCGCGCAACGAAGCGACACTGAACAAGTTCGGTTCGCTGAAGAACGACCTTAAGACTGCACTAGATGCAGAGAATGCATTTGCTGCGTTGAACGATCCAAAGAGTGCGGCTGCCCGTCAGTTGCGCAACCAACAAGACTTTTCGCTAGTGCTCGCCGGTGGCGAAAATCCAACGGCTGCGGTTTCGGATATCCTTGCCAGTCGCACCCCGGTAACGGATCTTCGTCGGCTGATTGCGGTTGCTAACACATCACAGACGCCACGAGCTGCGCTCGATGGCCTGAAGTCATCCATCCTCGAGTGGGCGTACACCAAGTCCGGCGGCACGGGCAATCAGTTCAGCGTTAAGGCGTTTGACGACAACCTCTTCAAACCACTTGCCCCAGGGCAGCCTTCTATCGTCAATCTCCTGCGTACGCAGGGGCTCATGACGAGCGATGAGGTGAAAAACATCCGTCGCATACTTGGGACAATACGCCGCATTGATGACGCCAAGACCAATCGGCTCTTTATCGAGAATGTGCTCGCTGGCGGCAACCCTCTCGAGGTCTTTGCCGTGCGTTGGCTCGCGCTGCATGGCAGCTCGGCCGCGATCCCATCTGGACCTGGCTCGCTTGCTGCGGCCAGTGCCGTGTCGAACACGGCGCAGCAGCTCTTTAACCAAATGCCACGACTCAATGCCCTCGCGGGCCTTCGTGAAGCGGCTGCCGATCCGAAGCTCATGGCCGCGCTCCTGCGCAAGGGCCGCACGGATCAAGAGAAACTTGCGTTCTTGCGTGATGTACAGGAGCAGCTAAACGCCGCCGGCATCCTCGTAAGCACCGGCCAGCGTGCCGTGATCCCTGCGCTGAACATCACTGAGCAGCGCCAAGAAGATATCCAGCGCCGTCGCGATGAGGCCCGTCGTATTCGCACAGCGCCGCCAGCTCCCACGACCCGTGGGGTGCCTGGCATGACTCCCCCGACGGGTGGCGCGCCCCCGGCTGGTGGAGGCGGCGGGGCGCCGCCGACCTCTCAGAGCCGGATGATGCTTCAGCAGCTCTTCCCAAACGATGCGATTACTGGGGCGGCTGCGATGCAGGGCGGGGCTCCGCCGATGCCTGGCTAAACGCTTCCACGCGCTTTAGCCATTCATCCTTGTAGCGATCGAACTCCGCGCCGCTCGTGCTGAACTCTTGAGTGCCGCCTGATTGCAGGGCGATCAGCACGTATCCGTGATTGATTTTGGTGCCGTGTATGAAGTCATGGGCTAATGCGTACGCAGCGAGCTGATGGAAGTAGTCCTGGATCCACTCATGCTTCTTAGGCTTCAGTGACTGCTTGAAGTCGATGATTGATGGGTTATCACGGTACACCCCGACCAAATCCGTTGTTCCCGCGTATTTCCCGGGGTAATGCAAGCTAACTTCCGAGCCCCAAATCTCGTTCAGGTTGCGAAAGTACTCGTTTACGAGCCTGTACCCCATCTCATAGCCCTTGAGCATGAGCCAATTCGTCGGCCTCGGCAGATCCCGGTACGCCACCATGCGCTCAATGACATTGTGCATATGCGTACCGACCGTGGCCGCTTCGTTACGGATCCGGTTCGCTTCGGTCTCACCAACCCTCGCGGCCCACGCGTCAAGGCCAGCTTTGTCCTTCGTGCCGGAGAGGATCGTGGTCACACTCGGCAATGCAACCGCATTACCATCCAGGTATCGCCGGCCTTCCGGGGAGTCGATACGCTCAAGTCTTTCGTATTTGTAGAGCCTTCTGATCGGGATTAGATCAACCATTTCTTGATGTCCTCTCCAAGCACTTGGGTCGAGATGTCGATCTTGTCACGCAGCGCCTTGACGATCTTCTCGTCGACCGTTTTGGGTGTAATTAGGTCTATATATGTCACATTCTTACGCTGACCGATGCGGTGCGCACGGTCCTCCGACTGCAACCGCTTCTCGAGATCGAAGCTATTGCTGTAGTAAACGACCACGCTCGCCGCCGTAAGGGTCAGGCCGTAGCCTCCGGTGCTGGGGTTTCCCACGAAAAAGCGCAGTTTGCTCTCTGGATCCTGGAAGTCCGCAACGACCCGCCGGCGCTCGTCATCGTCCGTGTCGCCAAAGTACGTACCAACGCTCTCCATGCCGTACTGAGCCTGGAGGGCGGTCTTGATGGCGATGATGTCATGACGGTAAGTGGCCCAAATGATCATCTTGCCGTCCGTCTCTTCGACGACGGACAAGAGTTCCTCGACCCGCTTGTTTGGGATTGACATCAGCGTGCCATTGTCCAGCTTCACATGACCACAGACGATCTGATGCAAGCGCATCAACTGCGTCAACGCATTCACCGTAGACATCAGCCCTTGGTCAAACTGCGCGAGCGCCAGCGTCTTCATCTGGTTGTACGCTTCCTTCTGCTGATCCGTGAGATCCACTTCGCGCTTGACATAGAGCTTGTCCGGCAAGTCTAGGCATTCCTCCTTCTTGACGCGGAAGCTGAACCGATCCAGCTTTTCTTTAAGCTCATCGAGCTTACGATAGCCAACGATCTGTTTGAAACTATGGCTCGCAAGCCGCCGCTCCACTGTCACGGCGTAGCGCGCTTGGAACGCGTAGTAGGACGGGGAGTCAAGACACGCGTCAGACAAGAACGCGCACTGCTGGTACAGATCAAGTGGTGATTTCGTCACCGGCGAGCCCGTCATGATGCGACGATACTTCGCCATTTTGCCTGTTTTTTCAGTGTTTTTGCTGCGTTTGCTGTTCGGCGTCTTGATCGTCGTCGACTCATCGATCGCCATCATCGCGTTGTGTACGAACAGAAATCTTTGAGCAAACTTCGTGCCGCGCGGCGTTGAGAACGCCTCGATGTTCATCATAAGGAGCTTCAAGTCCTCGGTGATCTCGAACAGGTTGTCGAGGGCTTCCTGTTCTGCCTTGCGTGGCGTTGCTGACCACAGCGCCATGCGGTACACCACATGCTCTGGCATGTGCTTTGGGACTTCGGTGTCCACCCAGTTGCGGTAGACCCCCTTCGGCGCTACGATCAATGCCGCATTGATACGGCCCAGGTCATACAACATCGCTATGTTGTTGATCAACATGAAGCTCTTTCCAGTGCCCATGTCTGCAAACAATGCCGCAACCTGATGATCCCAAAAGCGTTGTAGGTACGCCGCTTGGTGTACAAAAGGCTTGTTTTTAAACCGATATGTCTGTAAGAATTGGCTCATGTTCCTCTCGCTTTCTAACAGGGCTTGCAATCCCTGAAGCGCGAGTCTACACTAGCTTCGAGTTTTGAGAAAGGAGAAAAATGGTGCCTACGGTGTATGTCGTTTCCGAGACTTTGCAGCACAACATTGCAAGTGCTCTCGATTACGGCCAGATTGAGACCATCCTGCCGCCCAATGCACAGATAGCCTTTTCCGTGATGCCGACCGTGCGTCGGATCCAGCGGAAGCTCGACAAGTTCACCGATGCGGACTACTTGCTCCTCATTGGTGACCCGTCAGCAATAGGCATCTGTTGTGCTGTCGCGGCGTCCAGGAACAACGGTCGCTTCAAGTGCCTTAAGTGGGACAAGCGGGAACGCCGCTACATCCCGCTCGAGGTGGATCTTTACAAGAAAGGAGAACATGATGAACCTTACGAGCTTGTTTGAAAACGAAGCCGATGCACTGAAAGTCGGAAACGACCAGTTATCGGGAATCTCGGCTCTGGCGCGTCGCGCCAAGCAGATCGAGAAGGAGATCACGGACCAGGAGGACACGCTCAAAGAGCTGAAATCCCAGTTCCGTAAGATCACCGAGGAAGCCCTGCCAGAGGCGCTTGCCGAGCTTGGGATGACATCGTTCCGCATGGACGATGGCAGCTCAATCGACATCAAGCCCTTCTACAGTGCCTCCATTAGCGAAGCCCGACGCGCCGAAGCCTTCCAATGGCTCAGGGACCACGGCTTTGACGACATCATCAAGAACACCGTCAGCGTCCGATTCGGCCGCGGCGAAGACGAGCTCTGTGCTCGTTTACTGAATCTACTCGGGCAGCAAGGCTATCCGGCTGACCAGTCCGAGAAGATAGAACCCCAGACCCTCAAGGCCTGGGTCAAGGAGCGGGTGGAGCGTGGTCAGGAGTTCCCCACGGAACTGTTTGGCGCCTTCATCGGCAAAAAAGCGACGATCAAATCTTAATTAACCAAGGATCAATACAAATGTCTAAATCAGCACTTGCAGAGAAGACCCAGGGCACCGCTCTGGCCATCGCCACCGCGTTTGAGGAGGATGCCAGCAGCAGTTTTGCTGGCATGAACCAGGACGATTTCGCCCTGCCGTTCCTGCGCCTGCTCACGAACACGTCGCCGGAAGTCGGCGAGATCGACGGGGCCCTTCCCGGCATGATCTACAACAGCGTGACGGGGCAGCTCTACGACGGCAAGAAGGGCATCTCCGTCATTCCGTGCGCATATGTGCGTCAGTACATCGAGTGGGCTCCGCGTGGTAGCGGATCGGGTGCGCCGATCCATATCTACCCGTCGACCTCCGATATCCTGTCGCGCACGCATCGCGAACCGGGCGAAAACAAGGACTACCTCGACAACGGCAACTACATCGAGAACACGGCCAACCACTACGTGATGGT